GCCAGGTACTGGCTTCAACATTGCCGTGCCGACGCCGGTGGCGGCCCAGCAGTGGATGCTGCTGCAGCCTGTTGGAACCTTAGCAACTGGCACCATCACCTTGCCGCTGAACACGCAGACGCCTGACGGCACCGAAGTGCTGATCACGACCACCCAGCAGATCAACGCTTTCACGCTGGCGTTGAACGGGGCCGCTGCCGCGTTTGGCGCGCCAAGTACGTTGTCGGCCGAGGACTTCTTCCGGATGCGCTTTGTGCAGGCCACCAACTCTTGGTATCGGATCGCATAAAGCAGAGCGCCATGCAGATTCCAATCCTGAACGGCATCTACACGGACAACGGTCCGAGCCTGCGCACGTCGTATCCGGTCAACATGGTGCCCACCCCGAAGAAGCAGGGCGTCAGTAATGGTTACTTGCGCCCAGGCGATGGCATCGTGGCCAATGGCGTCGGCCCTGGCGTGGATCGTGGCGGCATCAACTGGAACGGTGTCTGCTACCGTGTCATGGGCACGAAGTTGGTGACCGTGGCCAGCAACGGCGCAGTCACTGTGCTTGGCGACGTTGGCGGCCCTGTCAACACGCTGGTGACGATGGACTACAGCTTCGACCGCCTGGCCATCGCATCGGGTGGCCGCCTGTACTACTGGAACGGCACGCTCACGCAGGTGACTGACCCAGACCTAGGCGCGGTGCTCGACTTCTGCTGGGTCGACGGCTACTTCATGACGACTGATGGGACCAGCCTAGTCGTCACCGAGCTCAACGACCCGACACAGGTCAACCCGCTCAAATACGGCTCGTCCGAAGTGGACCCAGACCCGGTGGTTGCCATCCTCAAGTTGCGCAACGAGGTCTATGCGTTGAACAGATACACCATCGAGGTGTTCGACAACGTCGGCGGCGACTTCTTTCCGTTCCAGCGCATTGATGGCGCCCAGATCCATAAAGGCGTCATCGGCACCTTTGGTTGCTGTGTCTACATGGAGATGATCGCGTTCCTCGGCTCAGGTCGTAACGAGGCGCCTGGCATCTACGTGGGCTCAAACGCTTCAGCCAACAAGATCAGCACCCAGGAGGTTGATGAGATCCTGTTGCAGTTCACCGAGGCCCAGTTAGCCACCGTCAAGTTGGAGGCTCGTAATAACAAGAACCATCAGCACCTGTATGTGCACCTACCTGATCGCACGCTGGTCTATGATGCGGCCGCCTCGGCTGAGATGGGGGTCCAAGTTTGGTTCACGTTGACAACGACGATCGCGGGGTTTGGCCAGTACCGCGCACGCAACTTGGTCTGGGCCTACGACAAGTGGTTGGTTGGCGATCCTCAGTCGAACAACATCGGCTACCTTGACGACACCATCGGTCACCACTGGGGTCAACCTGTGCGCTGGGAGTTTGGCACGACGATCGTGTACAACGAGGGCAACGGGGTCATCTTCAGCGAACTCGAGCTTGTCGCCTTGACTGGTCGCGTCTCGCTCGGCGCGGACCCGATTATCACCACCAGTTACTCACTCGACGGCTTGGCTTGGAGCCAAGACCAGGCCATCCGAGCCGGCAAGATTGGCCACAGTCTGAAGCGTCTTCTCTGGTTGCAACAGGGGTTTATGCGCAACTGGCGGATTCAGCGGTTCCGCGGTACCAGTGACGCCCACTTGGCATTCATGCGGCTTGAAGCTCAAGTCGAACCACTGGCGTATTGACCATGGCAACTCAAAAAATCAACCTCACACGCGACCAGCTCGCCACGTTCCTCAAGAACCACGAGCAGATCAAGCAATTCGAGAAACTATTTCAGATTGCTGATGAGGTGTCTCCAGCCACTGACACGCAGGGTATTGGTATCCAAGCTGGCAACGCTGATGCGGCAGTCAACGAAGCGCTGGCGCAGATTGTCAGGTTGGCACAGGAAGCGGCCATCAACAGTGGAGCAGCAGACCAGAAGGCGGTGCAAGCGTTGGACGCGCTCGGCCGCATTGCCAATGCGTTAGAGATGATGGCCACGGCTCCTGTCTACGACGCAGCGCTTGGGTACTGGCAAAACAAACCAGCATCTGCTGTGCAGGTGCTTGAATGGATGAGCATGTGATATGGCATTTCAGAACATTACCCCAACCAAACTCGGCCAGGCTGCCATCGGTCTAGGTGTCACCACCTTGTATACGGTCCCGGCCAGCACGCGTACGCTGCTCAAGGAGTTCAGCATCGCCAATACCACCGGCGCGGCCATCAACGTGCGGGTGTTCTTGGTGCCAGCGGCTGGTGCGCCTGGTACTGGTAACGCCTTTCTGTACGACGTCGCCGTGCCGGCCAACAACGCGTTGCAGTACAACGGTGTGCAGGTCATGAATGCCGGCGAGACCATCCAGGTCCAAGCATCGGCAGCAGGTTTAACGATCACGGCCAGTGGGGCCGAGGCAATTTAACAGGAGAACATCATGTCCGTTTCAGTCAAAACCCTCATCGACGCCAAGCAGGCCGAGAACGTTCAGACAACCCAGTACACGGCTGTGAACTGCAAGACCATCATCGACAAGTTCACGGCCACCAACACCAGCGCAGGCAACGTGACCATCAGCGTGAATCTTGTGGGGTCTGGTGGGTCGCCTGACGTCAGCAACCTCATTGTGGACGCCAGAACTGTGGCACCTGATGAGACCTACACCTTCCCCGAACTTGTGGGCCAGGTGCTGGAGCCAGGCAGCTTCATCTCCACATTGGCCGGTGCAGCCACGTCGCTCACAATTCGTGCCAGTGGCCGTGAAATCACCTAAGTGTTTACAACCGGGCGGATTCGTAGTAGAATTCATCCTAGTTGTGAACCAGATTCACAACAGCTGAGACAATCGAGCAGCCAGCAGCTAACAACCGCCCTGAACAAGGAGAATGTGGATGCTGGCTGTCGCTGTTTTTGAAGGTATCACTGAGGACCACTTGCAAGAGGTGTACTCTGATGCCTACATCACCAAGGTTGGTCACGACCACCGCCCGGCTGCGCCCATTCACCACCCTCTGGTCACCTACCTGACCGCGACGGTTGACGGCAAGTTTGCCGGCGCCTTTATGGCCATCCAGCAAACATCCGTGGAGTTAGAACTCCACTCACTGTTGAAAAAGTCAGCAGTTCCACATTCTCGTCGGCTTGGCCGCGAGTTCCTACGCTGGGCCTTCGAGTCACGCCCCATCTTGCGCGTGACGGCATACGTCATCGAAGGTCTGGAATCAGCAAGAAACTACTGCCTCAAGCTCGGGATGAAACTCGAGGGCTTTCGCCGTGACGCCTGCGTTCAAAGTGGCCACGTGAAAGGCCTCTACATCCTGGGTATGACGCGTCAAGATTGGAGCCAAGTATGAGTTTCGTCGGAGACGTCATCGGTGACGTCATCGGTGGCGTCACCGGCGCAAAACAAGCCGGGCAGGCAGCCGAACAGGCTGGCCAGCTTCAGTACCAGGCCTCGATGGCCGGGATCGAGGAGCAACGGCGCCAGTTCGACAAGTTGGTTGAACTCATGGCCCCGTATGTGGCCGCAGGTGAAAGCAGCATGGCTGGCCAACAGGCGCTCATCGGCCTACAAGGACCTAAGGCTCAGCGGCAAGCCATCTCGGCATTAGAGCAGTCGCCTGAGTTTGCCAGCCTCGTCCAACAAGGCGAGAACGCGCTGTTGCAGCAAGCGTCAGCCACCGGTGGTCTGCGGGGTGGCAATACACAGGCGGCACTCGCCCAGTTCCGTCCGCAGATCCTGTCAGCCCTCATCGAACAGCAGTACAACCGCCTCGGTGGCTTGACCAAGATCGGCCAGGCTTCGGCCGCCGGCCAAGCCGCCGCCGGCATGGAGACAGGTTCTAACGTAGCCAACCTGCTGCAGCAAGGTGGCGCCGCCCAAGCAGGTGCCGCCATCGCAGCCGGGAGCGTGCCTCGCCAGACGTTCGGTGACATCCTGAAGATCGGTGGCACGATCGCAGGCTTCTTCTAAGGACACGAACATGGCAATCAATCCCCCACAGGGTCCGATCAACTACATGGCGGCAATGCCACAAGTTGACTTAGGTCAAAGTCTTCTCGAAGGCCTGAAGCTCGGCCTTGGCATTCGTCAGATGCGCGAGCAACGCGCTGAGGCTCAACGTGCTGAAGAGGCGCGCGTTCAGTACGCCAAGGACCTGCAGGCCACTCTCGACAATCCAACGCCTCAAGCATTCGCCGCCCTGTCGGCCAAGTACCCGCAGCAGCGCGAAGCATTCAAGCAGTCGTGGGAGATGCTGAACAAGGACCAACAGGATTCTGAGTTCCTGGCCGGTGCCCAAGCGTTCAACGCCATCCGCAGCGGCAACGTGCAGGTGGCCAAGGACCTGCTTGACCAGCGCATCGCGGCCATGGAGAACAGTGGCCAACCTACGCAGAAGATGCAGGCTATGCGCCAAGCTCTTGAGAGCGACCCCAAGGCTGTGCAAGGTCAACTTGGTTTGGTGCTGTCGGCAGTTGACCCCGACCGCTGGACAAAGTTTGCCACCGGTAGCACGGCCCTTGAGAAGGCAGGTGCTGAGTTGACTGAGTCGCAGGCCAAGGCCCGATCTGCCGCCGTGGCTGCCAAGTTCGCTGAATCGAATGCCGCGCTCGACCTTCAGAAGAAAGGTTGGGATATCACTAAGATTCAGGAAGACATCAAGATCGCCAAGCAGAATGCTGGCATTGCTGCTCTTAATGCTCAGATCGCCCGTGAGAGCAACGACCTCAAGCGTAGTGAACTCCAACTCAAGCTTCAAGAGATGGAGCAGAAGCGCGATGAGGCTGTTCGTAACAAGGTAGCTGAAGCCAGTACGGCCGCCGCCCACGCCGACAACCTGCTCAATACGGTTGAGAAGGCACTCAACATGGCGGTCACCGGCCGCGACAGGTATGGCAAACCGACCGGCTTCACCAGCACTATTACATCGGCCACCGGTCCGATCAGTTCCCGCCTGCCCACACTTAGCCAGGACGTAGCTGACTTCGAGGAGACGATCAACACACTAGGCAGTCAAATCACCATGTCGCGTATCGGAGAGATGAAAGGCGCTCTGTCTGACAAGGACCTGGCCACTCTCCAGTCGTCGCTGCAGTCGCTCAGTCTGCGCCAGTCGCCGCAGCAGCTGGTCAACAACCTGCTCGAGGTGCAACGCCTGACTCAGAAGGCACGCAAGAACACCATGGACAAGTATGGCGCGCCCGCCACGTTGTCCGTGCCTGACACGCCTGCCGCCCAACCGAGCCCTGCTGAAATTGACGACCTCGTCAAGAAATACGGAGGCGGCCGCTAATGGCAACCCTTCAAGAACTTGAACGGGCTCTGGTCAATGCCGATCGAGCCGGAGATACTGACGCGGCCCGCAAATTGGCTGCAGTCATCTCGCGCGCCCGCCAGGACATCGTCAACCAGATCCCAGACACCACTGTGGCTGAGACGGTGCCTCAGTACGTCGAACCCACCGTCGGCGAGAAGATCATCGGCGCCGGTGAGACAGCTTTGACCTTGGCCACTGGCGCAACTGGCGGCACCATCGGCATGATCGGCGGCACCCTGAAGGGATTAGCCGAGCAGATCCTGTCTGGCAAGTTTGGCACCCAGGAAGCTGCCAACCTCGTTGAGAAGTCAGCCATGGAAGGTGCCCAGGCACTGACCTACACGCCACGGACCGAGGCTGGTCAGGAAATGGCGCGTGAGACAGGTCAGTTTCTGGCTGAGACCATCCCGCCAGTCATCCCCGTCGTCGGTCCACCCGGTGCTGTCGTATCTGGCATCCGCGCCGCGCAGCCTGCTGTGGCTACGACTGCCCGTCAAGCCACAACTGCAGCCCGCCAAGCGGCCGCACCCGTCGTACAGGCGGTCAAGGAGACGGCCCAGACAGCCGCCAGCAAAGCGAAGCAGGCAGTAGGCTTGGAGGCACCTCCTCACGCAACCCCTGGTACCCCAGGATCAGCAGGCGACATGGGCGTGGATGTGGCTACCCAGCGAGCTATGAAGGCCCAGGAACTACCTGTGCCCATCAAGCTGACTGAGGGCCAGAAGACGCGTCAGTTCGAGGACGTCCGTTTCGAGCGCGAGACTGCCAAGTTGCCCGAGGTTGGCGAACCACTTCGCGAGGGCTTTGCCCAGCAGAACCAGCAACTGCGCCAGAACCTTGACGCCTTCATCGACATGACTGGTGCCCAGGCCGGTGAGTCGGACTTCCGTCGCGTAATAGGTATGGCAGTCGACGAGGCGCTGCGTAGCCGCGCGGCTCGCGACAAGGCCCGTATCCGCGCCCTCTACAAGGAGGCTGAGAAAGCCGGTGAGCTGGCCAGCCCAGTCGACCTGTCGCCGATCGCCGACTACCTGAACCAGAACCGTGCTGGCCGCTCGTCGGCTCCCATCATGGGTATCCTCGCTAAGGAGCTCAAGGTGCAGGGCGTCGGAACTGGTTCGCTAGCTGACGGCACCCTGCAGATCGGCGAGGTCAGTCTTGGCCAGGCCGAGGCATTGCGCAAAGCGATCAACCGCTTCGTCAAGAGCAATGATCCCAACGATGTGCGTGTGGCTAGTGAGCTCAAGCAGCTGATCGACACCCAGACCGAGGGGCTTGGTGGCAACCTGTATCAACAAGCCCGCGCGGCTCGTGCCCGCTACGCAGCAGACTACGAGAACATCGGCTTGGTGAAGAACCTACTCGGTTTCAAGCGTGGCACCACTGACCGCGCCATCGCGTTGGAGGAGGTACTCAACCGAGCGATCATCGACCCAGGGACCTCGCTTGACACAGTTCGCCAGATCCGCCGTTTGCTCCAGACCGAGGGTCCTAAGGGCATGCAGGCTTGGAAGGAACTTCAGGGCGGCACGCTGCAGTACATCAAGGAAGAAGCCCTGCGCAACGTGGCACCTGATCAGTTCGGGAACCGCATCATGTCGCCCGCCCAGCTCGATCGCGTCATCACCAACCTCGACAAGAGCGGCAAGCTCGACTTCGTCTTCGGCAAGAAGGGCGCCGAGCAGTTGCGCACCCTCAATGACGTGGCCAAGGACGTGCTGACTGTGCCACCTGGCACGGTGAACACAAGCAACACAGCCAGCGTACTTGCCGGCATGATGGATATTGCCATCTCAGGCACGTCAGGCGTACCAGCGCCGATCATGACCAGCTTCCGTTTGATAACCAAAGGCATCAAAGACGCAAAAACTCGGGCCCGCGTCAAGCGGGCGCTTGGCGAATAACCCGAAAGGAGAAAGTTCAAAATGTCTGTACTCAGCATTCAACCCACCTACCCGATCTTTACGGACATCGATGGCCAGCCTCTTGAGGATGGCTACATCTGGATCGGCGCAGCCAACCTCGATCCGCAGACCAACCCGATCAACGTCTATTGGGACGCAGCCTTGACGCTGCCTGCGGCCCAGCCCATTCGCACGCTGGCTGGCTACCCGACCAACAGCGGCACGCCTGTACGCCTGTACGTCAACAGCAACTACAGCATCCGTGTGATGAATAAGAATGGAAGCGTTGTTTACAGCGCACCGGCTGCGACTGAGCGTTTCGGAACC